TGATAAAATTAATACAAAATTAATGTTTTCAACAGGTAAAGATGATTGGGAAACACCACAGGATTTTTACAATAAACTTAATGAAGAATTTCATTTTACTCTTGATCCTTGTGCAGACGAATTTAATCATAAATGTGAAAAGTATTATACAGAAAAAGATGATGGACTTAAACAAGACTGGAGTGAAGAAACAGTATTTGTAAACCCTCCATATTCTACAACTGCACAAAATCAATGGGTAAAAAAATGTTATGAAGAATCTAAAAAGACAAATACAAAAATTGTAATGTTGCTTCCAGCAAGAACAGACACTTCAAGATTTCATGATTATATTTTACATAAAGCAGAAATCAGATTTATTCGTGGTAGACTTATTTTTGAAATTAATGGCAACCCAATTCTTGATAAGAAAGGTAAACCACAACCAGCACCTTTTCCAAGTATGATTGCTATTTATAATTAAAGTAGGTGATATACATATACAATTATTTCAAAGATGGTTATTTTAAATGTGATGGATGTAATTATCCATTATGGGAAGGTGATAAATTTTTACGAATAAATGGGAAACGATATTGTGAAAATTGTATTCAAAACATGATGGAAACAGCGAATTGGTATGATTCATCTGAAGCAGATTATATTAATCAAGAAACACATGAAAAAATTAATGAAAGAAAGTGATAAATTGAATTTTACTCATATAATTGTATTTGATTCTAAGGCAGATAATCATGTACAAATAGATAATTTACCAGATAATATAGAATATATATTGGAAAATAGTTCGGTTATTGCAAAAATTAATAACAAATATCAAGTAATAGGCGTAATTACAAATGTTCAAAACCGACCAAATACATCTCTATATTATGGAAACATCTATATTCAAAATAAATACCCTCAATTTAAAAAAATTAAAATATACAAACACAGTATTGAATATAAAAACTATCCTATTAATGGAATATATCATGCTTCTCAAATTATAACATATATAAAAGAAGCGAATGCAAATGAAATTTAAATATCCCAAAAATCAAATACCAAAAGTTACATACTATAGTCAAAATCATATACCATTATTTATAATTACACAAGATAAATTTGAAGAATATTATTTATACAAAATTGAAAATACTAAACTTATTAAATTGAAACACGCAAAAGATCCTGCTAAATTTAATGAATATGCTACACAGCAAATTAAGAAAGGATGAAAGAAACTGACAACAGATTATAGAAGAATTGCTTACCAAAAAGAAATGGGTCTTAAAGAAATTAATGATCAATGTAAAAAATATAATGATGAATGTCGTTATTTAGGCAGCCATAAAGGTACACCACAAGAAATAAAAGACATGATTCAAAAATCTAATCAATGGATGCGATCTTATACATAATCAAAAAACTATGCAAATTATTACTGGTTTAAACTTATTACTGATAATAACAGCAAGCATAAATCTAAATGTCATTAATCAAAAGAATATAATTATTGATAAACAAAGTACTAAATTAGAAGAAAATCAAAAACAACTCAAAGCATATCAACATAATATTAAATATGATAAAGAAGTGATAGTGCAAAAAAATCAAGTAATACAAAATCAGATTCATAAATTAAATCTATTAAATACAGAATTAAAACAAGCTAAAGACGCTAATAAGCACCTTAAATATATTGGACGATTTTTAATCACATACTATGATTTATCTTATGAGTCTTGTAATAAATATCCAAACGATCCTGCATATGGACACACCTATTCGGGAGCTATTGCAAAAGAAGGTGTAACTTGTGCTGTAGATAAAAACGTTATCAAGTTAGGAAGTTACATTTACATAGATGAAATGGGGTGTAGGGTGGCACAAGACGTAGGAGGTGCAGTAAAAGGAAATCACATAGATGTATTTGTTCAAAAATTTAGTTATGATAAATATAGTACACATTATACGGATGTTTATTTAATAAATTAAGGAGATGAATAAATGGAATTTGAAAACACAGAAACGTTTAATTGGGAAGGGGCTTTTAGAGGACTTAGATTTCCAATGAAATCTAATGGTAAATCAGACAGCGACTTTAAATATGGTAAACATACTGACTATCAATATGGTGACTTTATTGGCGAGAGTGATATGAATTTAGCTCAACGTATGATTAAGGCTGGAAATCCAAACGATAAATTTCTACGTCAAATATTTATAAGTACTGACATCACGGGGCCACGTTACTTCTGGTCTGAATTTGATACCTATTCTGTAGGAGTTACAAAAGATTCAGAATCAACTATGCACACAGGTGCAAAAAATTGTTATACAATGGATGATTTTGATATAAAGGATAAAAATAGTGAAGTTTATCAAACGATTAATAATCATATTTTGCCTATCTTAAATAAATTAGTGGCACAATATCAACAGACAAAAGATTTTAATTGTGTTCGTAAAATTAAACAACTTCTTCCAGAATCGTTTCTTCAAAAACGTGCCATAACAATGAATTATGAAGTTGTTAGAAACATGCTGAGACAAAGACATAATCATAGACTGTCTTGTTGGAATACTGATTTTGTAAATTGGTGTAAGACTTTACCTTATTCAGAAGAACTTTTATTTTATTGCAATTGTGATTTTGATGGAGATGAATAACAATGTCATTTAATATTTATTTTGCTAATAGCTTATTTACAGAAGAAGAAAGAATGTGGAATAGCTATATTGTTGACTGTATTCGCAATAAATATCATTATCGTATAAATGTATATCTACCACAAGAAAATCAAAGTATCAACGACAAAAGTAAATACGCCAACAGTCTTGATATTGCAAAAGGAGACACAGAGCGTCTTAATAAGTCCGATCTTCTTATTGCCGTTTTAGATGGATTGACAATAGGCGCTGGAACCGCTACAGAAATAGGAATGTTTGCAGAAAAACAAAAACCTATTATCGGAGTATATACAGACACAAGACAACAGGGATTTGATTGTAAACAAAAACTTGATGCCCTTAATGAAATAGCAGAAAATCAATTTTTTTATATCAATCTTTTCACTGTTGGGAAAATTAAAGAAAATGGAGAAATTGTTACAAGCAGTAATCAACTGCTAAAAGTTCTTGACAAATATATTAAAGATGGGAGATGATAAAAACGAATCTTAAAAACTTCTATATTTTTTGCGGTCGTTCTGGATCAGGCAAGGATAAAGTTATCAATACTCTTTGTAAGAAATACGGATTTAGAAAAGTAGTAAGTTATACTACAAGACCTCGAAGACAAGAAGAAGAGAAAGTTAATACTCATATTTTTGTAAATCAGCAAGGTTTTGATTCAATTAGAGGTCAGCTTATTGCGTATACTTTTTTTAATGGTTTTGAATACGGTGGCACACAAGAACAAGTAGAACATAGTGATTTTTATACATTGGATGTAAACGGAATTAAGTACTTTAAAGAACACTACACAGGTACAAAACCATTCAAGATTATTTATTTAGATGTAGAACCTGAAATTTGTAAAGTAAGAATGTTTAATCGTGGTGATCCTCCAATGCAAGTATCTCTTAGGGTAGCAAATGATATTAAAGCATTTAAGGAAGCACCTGACTTAGCAGATGTAATTATTCCAAACGATTTTTTTGATTCATGTGTTAAAGATGTTTATGATTATATTATGAAATGTGAAAACGAAACGGATGGTGACAATACATAAAGGAAATTACCAAAACTTTTTATATGTAATGCGAGAACACCCGTGACTTTAGTCATGGGATGAATCGCTTACATATGTTGTTAAAATATTTTGAATAATTACTGATGAATACTTGACTTTTACAAGTACGGTAGGAACTACCGGAATTTACGCCTACGGACATTATGTAAGACTGAATTAGTCAGCAACGATGGTTGAAATAGGAATCACGCGACTTTAGTCGTGGGAGGTTCAAAAGGAGAGCATTATGAAACATATTTTTCATAG